GCGACAATCGACGGGCTGGCCGATCTGGCGTGGAACGTGTCTTTTGAAGCCATGGTTCACGGCAAGGACGCAGCCCCGATTGTGACGCCGTCGAATTCGGCGGCAGCCCAAGCATTCGGCGACGCAACGAACCCTTACTAGGGGTTTGACAAACAAACCCGAATAGGCGTAAAAAGGGGGCCCAAAAGGCCCCTTTTCTGCTTTCAACATAGGAAAACCCTAGCAATGTCATATACTTATCCGGAAGCTCTGACCGCGCTGGAAAGCGTCGCAAACGATTTTATCAAGGTGCTTCGCCCCCGTGAAATCGCCCGCGTGCTTTTGGTTTGCGATAGCGCCGCGCAAACGGCGTCCGTGACTTGGGACGCCTATAACATCAAGGTGAACATGCCCGTACGCCCTGCGGCGTCCCGCATGACGCAAGCCGAATTCGAAAACTGGGTTTCCTATTTGCTTCACGAGTTAGGCCATCCCGCGCATACCGATATGGTGGCGTGGCAGGCGGCATGCCGCGACGGCGTGGCCCGCATGGTCAACGCGCTGGAAGATGTCCGAATGGAAAAAGCCCTTATCGTTTCAGGCATTGTGCCGAACGCTAAAAGCGTCCTTTCCCGCCTCTTGTCCCGCAAGATTGTGGAAGCCCGTTCCAATGGCTGGAAACCGAACGCTCGCCGCGAATTCGGGTGGACCATTTGCGTTCTAGGGCGTGCGGCCAATGGTTATGCTTTCGACGGTTCCGATTTGGCTTGGATCGACGCGCAAATCAAAGCAGGCGGGACGGTTCACGCCGTTTTGGCTTGGGCCTTGCCGGATTTGGCCGCGTGCAAATCGACGGCCGATTGTACAGCCCTTGCAAAGCGTATCATGGCAGCCCTTGCGGCCCCTCAGGTTGACGGCCCCGGTGGTTTCCCCGGCGAGCAGGGCGAGCAGGGCGAGCAGGGCGAGCAGGGCGAGAGCGAGCAGGGCGAGAGCGAGAGCGGGGCGCAGCCCCGCGAGGGCGAGGGCGAGGAAGGCCCGCAGGAAGGGCAGGGAGAGGGCGAGGGCGAGGAAGGCGAGGAAGGCGAGGGCGAGCAGGACGAACGCACGGACGGCCCTCCTAGCGAGACTGAAAGCCCCTCCGGTGAAACCGGAGGTTCTGAGGGCGAGGAAGGGGGCAAAGGCGGCAAGGGGCAGGGAGATGGAACCTTTGACGCTGATGAAAAGCCCGTGAAAAACGACAAGGACCTGACCGAACGGGAACTAGCCCCCGACGATAGCGCCGACGAAAACCTCACGGGCGCGGAAGCGGTCAACGAACGCGTGGTCATCAACATCCTGCGTAGCGGGATTATCGGCATGAAGCCCAAGGATCAAGGCCATTCGCGCAACGGCCCCAATGCCGAACGCCTCAAGAGCGCGGCAGCCCGTGCTTCCAAACAGCGCGCCCTTTTGGCGCGGGCTTTGAGGGCTAACGATACCGACGAACGGGAAGGCGGAAAACGCACGGGACGCTTGAACCGTAGCGCGCTGGCCCGCGTCGCCGCAGGTTCGTCAACAATCTTTGAACGCCGTGACGTTTGCGAGGGTTTTGATACTGACGTTCACGTCCTGCTAGATGCATCCGGCAGTATGGGCGACGCGGGCAAGATGTCCGCAGCCCTTGAGGTGGGCTTGATCGTGACGCAAGCGGCAGCCAGCGTCGGGGCGTCCTGCACAACGGAGGTTTTCAATTCCATAGGTTACATCCGGGCCGGGGCCCTTGCAGGCAAGCGCACGCCTAATCCGGCGGATTTTGGGGTCCTTGTGAACCAAGCGGACGGCGGCACGCCCTTGAGCCCCCATATGGCGCGGGCTGCCGTGGCCCAAGCGGCACGGGCCCCCGGCAAGCGTCGGGTTCTGTTTTTGGTGACGGACGGGGGCTGCGACTACGGCCAAGAAACCGTCAAGCGAATGGCGCGGCATCTTGAGAAAACCTGCGGAACCGTGATCGCTCACGTTTCGATTTTCACGGCCCTGCGGGGCTCGTTCAAGGCAGAGGTTCGCGTGGCCCCGGGACAAGCCATTGCCGACGTCGGGCTTGACCATTTCGTCCGGGTCCTGCAGGCCCTTTGAACCGGGACCACAGCCCCGAAAGCCTCGCAAAGCGTATCAAGCCCCGGCCCCGCAAGGTGCCGGGGCTTTTGCTTGCCCTCCAGAAGCCCTTGGGAAGGCCCGTAGGGAGTTTATTTTGGGCCCCCGCTAGGGAGATGGCCCCCGGGGCCCTAAACGCACCCCCGGGCTTCCTAGGGCCTTGGAAGCCCTATCAATTGTAATGGTACCATTACGTTTTGGGGCTCGCGACGCGGGCGTGCGCGTGACGGGCGCGGGCCCGCAGGCGCGCAGGCGCGCAGGCGCGCAGGCGCGCGGGCGCGCGGGCGCGCGGGCGCGCGGGCGCGCACGGGGGAAAATCCCTTTAAGGATCGACCGGGTTTTCTATTAAGGATCGACCGGGTTTTCCATTACGAGGCCGCCCAGTTCTTCGAGCGGCGCAGTCGCCAGATAATACTCTTTGCGCAGGTGATCCGGCACCGGCCCGTCGAGCCCGTGCTTCTCGAAGAACGCCATCGAACGCTCACGCCGTCTCTTGGACAGCATCTTGCTGGTCACGGCCCTGACAAGCTGGCGCGAAACACCAAAGTGCCTTCCGACCTCGGTGGCACTGAACAGTTTGCTTTCGTACATCTCGGCGACCATTCCGGCAGTCCTATGATCCATTGTAAACCTCCCCCTCGCGTCCACTCCAGCAGCAGCCCAAATCGGGAATGATGTACATGGTGTACACGAAAACCATTCCCGCCATAAGAATGATGTGGTCCTATAATGAGACTAGATTTTTCTTACGCGCGTAATGGTTTTCATGTACACCATGTACATCATTCGCCATCAGAATACCTTTTTGGGTTTGGTTTTCAACGCAACACCCTCGATGTACTTTCCATGCCTATCCCGATCCACCACATACCCGCCCTCTCGGAGTTTGGTCCCCAACTCCTGCGACGTGTGAGGGCCCGTCGCATGGCTCTTGTTGTCTTCCCGAAAAGCCTCCCACGTCTTGAAAGCCTCACCAACGTAGACCCTGTCCTTCACCGCCACGCGGCCCCCAACGTCCATAATAAACTCCTTCCGCCACCGCCCAAAAACGTCGGCATTGTCGAGATACTCCTCGGTTGCGTCATGGATCGCCCGGCATGCCGGAAGGCCCCCCGCCGCCCAGCCGACCCAGCCGTCCACCATCCACCGCAATATCTCAGCCTTCTCCCCTCGCAGCTTGTCCACTAGCCCCACATCGACCGCTTTGGGCCGAAACAGCGCGGGTACCAGCCGCATGCGACGTCGAACGCCATCATCGACCGTATCCAGACGAGGCTTCTCGTTGCCCGCCATGACGATCTTGAACTGCGGCACAAACGTCGTCGGGTCCTGCCGCATGCGGTTTGCCGTAATGGCCCCACCGCCCGACGCCTGCTTGACCAGCCCCATGTCCCAAGTCGCACCAACAGCCACGTCAGGAACCGTAACCAGACGAGCCCCCTCAAGCACCGCCAGAGGAGCCAGATGCTTGCCGCCCTTGCTGTCCATGAATACCCGGTGATCCGCCCGCTCATGATAGTCCCCCATCACCTCGCCGATCATGTCCAAAAACACGCTCTTGCCGTTGCCGCCGGGCCCATAGACAAAGACAACCACATGCTCGCTTGTATGGCCCGACAGGCAATAACCGCAGAACACCTGCCACCAGCGGCGAAGCTCCGGGTCCTTCTGCGTGAAGTCGTCCAAAAACTTCTCCCAGTATTTTCCCTTTGCGCCTGCCGGTGCGATCTTCGTGGAAGTGCTCCTCGTCACGAAGTCCTTCGGGGCCCCGGGCCTTCCCGTCACGCCCAGCCCCATCGCGTCCATCTCCAGAACAAAACCCGGCAGCCCCAGAAGATCACGGTTGGCGTCGAACGCGTCTCGTTCGAGACAGAGCGACGGCCGCAGCCGTACCAGCGAAGCCACAGCATGATGCCAGCCCGCCTTGAGCAGTTGCGCCGTCATCTTCGGGTCCGTCCCCAGCAGATGCCGACTGATGCTCTCCCGCACCGCCTCGTGAAGCGCCGCCTCGTTCGTCGAGATCACCCAGCGCAGCATCACGGGATCGAACATGGCCCATGACCCCGCAGCCCCGTTGATCCACCCCAGACGTCCCCTCTCCGCCCGGGACACGTCGGCAGACATCGACCAGTGCGTGGGATGGGTGGGAAGAGCCCCAGCCACCGGCGCTGCCGGTGGAGGCGGCGGCGGCGGCGGATCATCGTCGAACACCAGAGATGCAAAACCCTGCGGGTTCGAGCCCTCGGCCCGGGCCCTGAGACGCCCACCCTTCGACCGCAGCCCGCCGGTCCCAAGGCTATCCCATACCCGCCGCGTCTCCTCGGCGTCGTAGCTCGCATGTCCCGCCGACCACTCGTCGAACACCACCAGCCCGTCGGCATCGTTCTCGCAAAGCGCCTTGAGCCCGTGGGCCACTTCGATCCACTCGCCCCTGTCGTCGAGATCGTTGGGTATAAGAGCCATCAGGGCCCGCAGCTTTTTGATATCCATGTCCCCGCCGCCGACGCTCCCTGCCGTGCTTGACCGCGCCACCTGCACCGGATCGACGGTCGCAGGGTCCATCGCGAGCCCCTGTATCGCCTCGGCCAGCCGCACCTTAAAACCGCCCCGGCCTTTCTTGGTGTTCACGCCCATCGGAAGCCGGAACAGATGCACCGCGTCGCGACCCTCCAGCTTGGTGCCCACGAGAAACTCCACCGAAGCGAAGAACCGCGCCCAGTCCGCCACCGGGACCGCAGGGTCCAGCCGGTAGACCCATTGGTAGTTGCCTGCCGACGTTTCGACGACAGCCGTCGGGGCTCCGATGGCCCCCAGCACGGCGGGCCCTTTGACCTTCGTGCCGACGTCGTCGATCACTAGGGCTCGAACTTCCAAGGCTTTATCGGTGGTGCGCGAGAGGTGTCCTCGATCAAAAGCCGCCACGCTCCAGTAGCAATCGCGCGTGCCGTCCAGAGCAGTATAATCGCGCGTAGCTGCAGGCGGATGAAGGTTGGCGAAAATAGCGTGTTCCGCATGGTCAGGAAAAACCGCTTGGAGGAACCGCGAGGCCTCTGTATGGTTAGCCATGTGACTATCCTTCTTTGTCGGTTGGGTGGTTGAGTTCCGGTCTTTTGGTAGGGTCCGGAGCTTGTTCTCAAACGGCCTTCGCAGCCCCCGCGAAGGCCGTTTTCTTTTGAGGGCGAACCCTCATAATCTGCCTCTCAGGGTCCTTTTGCAATCGCCATATATGACGCCGCAATACCGTAGCGACGCATGATCTTGTGTTCGCCCGCCAGCGGCAACCCGCCCGCCCAAGGCGGCGCTTCCAGCATCAAGGCGTTCATTAGGGACGAGACTGCCGCCAGCGACGAGCCTGTTGGTAGCGGGTAGACCAGTTCGTCGTGGACCGTCATGCACGGCACCAGCGCGTGCCGCCGGTAGCCGCGAAGCATCGCCTCCGACATGATGTCCCGCGCCGCCGCTTGAGTGGCGTTCTCGGCCAGCTTGCCGCCCCATGTACGTTGCTCGACCCACCGGCCGCCGACCTCGGCACCCCAGTACACGATGCTGCCGCTGACCGCGTCGAGACGAGGCTTGTGATAGTAGAGAACTCGCCCCGACGGCAATCGCATTTGAAGCGTCTTGGGCGTGCAGACGAACGCGACGCCAGAGCCCCCGACGGCATAGACCGTCCCCCGCCGGAAGATGGCTTGCCGCGCCGCATGATCTATCTCGGACCAGAAGCTGACGATGTGGTGGTTGGCCTGCCGCCAGACATTCTTGAACTTCTCGGCTTCCCCCGACGTGAGCCGCACGCCGTAGCTCTTCAGGGCGGTTTCCCGCAGCTTGGTCGCGCCCATGCCGAAGCCCAGCGCCAGCACCAATACCTTCCCCAGTTGCCGGTCCTTCGAGCCGAACTGCGCCGCCGCCCAGACGTAGACGTCGTCGCCTGCCGCGAACACCGCGAGAATGTCCTGCTGCCCCGCGAGCCACGCGAGGACACGGGCCTCGATCTGCGAGAAGTCGAACGACCAAAGAAGTTTCTGATCGTCGGTCGCCTTCAGGCAGGACCGCAGCGACCACGAGACGCAATCCAGTATCGGTGCCGACGTGATCGCGTTTAACGCGCCGACGGCGCGCGGCGACGTGGCGGCCCGGGCCATGTCGCAAAACAAATCCGGATCGAAGCCCTTGGGGATGCGCGGCAGGTTCTGGACTTGCACGCCCCGCCCCGACCAGCGGCCGGTTCGACCGGCCCCGCAAAACTGGAACTGGCCCCGGAGCCCTCCGCCGTGGCCCGTCATCGCCGTCATGCGTTCCAGCTTGCGCGTCGAGGCCCGGGCCATCCGCAGCCTGATCTGAAGCACTTCGACCACGTTGTCCATCAGCCCCGGCGGTGCCGTCGCGAAGTTAAGCAGGGCTTCTTCGATGGTGGCCCGCGTCGTATCTACGAGGCTACAGCCCTTCGACGCCAGCCACGCCAACAGCCTTGCCGTCTGCGTCCCCGGAGAGGTAACTGCGCCAGCAGTCAGGACCGCGCAGCGTGCCGCATCCTCCTTCTCGGCGGCCTCGGCGGCCAGCTTCAAATCCAGCACCCGGTGCAAATCCGTCCCCAGTTCGCCGGACGTATTCATGAGAGCGTCGAGCCTCGAAAGCTCGTCTTCGTCAGGCTGCAATTCGGGGATCGCGTCCGACAGCGCCGCCTCGGCTTCGACGTCTTTTTCGCAGTAGATTGTCAGCGCGTCGTAGTCTCCTATGGTCCACGGCCCATCGCCCGGTTTCTGTGGCCGCGACATGCGGAGCATCAACCGGTGGCCCGCCATGTCCTTCTGCGAAGCCAACCCTAACGCTGCCGCCGCCTGTTCAAGCCTGCCGGGAAGCCCATAGGCCAAGGCCCTTTGCATGGTGCATTTGATGGGTATGGCGACGAACACCCCCAGCCGCTCCAGCACGGCCGTCTCGAACGCGGCGTTGAAGGCGTGGCCCTGCACGTCCACGTTCTGCAGGGCCTGCAGGAAAGAGGGCGGCAGGCGGTTGCCGACAATGGCGGACTTGCCCGGCTGGCTGTCCATCTTCCACGCCACGCACATCACGCGAAAGGACGGGTCCGCGACGTAGCGGTGGACGCCGACTTTCTTCAGGTCCAGATCGCAGTAGGTCTCGAAGTCGAAATGCAAATCATGTGTGGGGCGCGGCATGTGGGGGCTCCGGTAGGGTCAACGAATATACCCCACAAAAAAGGGGTTGACAATGCTTTTCTGCGTGATACAACTCCCATACACCGACAAAAGGAACACCGTGATGGCCGCCAAGAAAACTCAAGTCGAACGACCCAACATCCACCCCGCCGACGAACTCGCCGCCACCCGCGAAGAGATCAAGATCATGCAGGGCCGCGCCGACGAACTGCGCGACATGCTCTTGGCTGAAGGCGCAAGCCTCGAAGGCGACCAGCACACCGCCGTAATCATTCCCGGTAGCCGCGAGACGCTGGATCGTAAAGCCCTTGAAGAAACCTTCGGTGCCGATGTGATCGCGCCGTTCCTCAAGAAGACCCACTTTAAGACCGTCAAGCTACAGGAGAAATGAAATGCCGAAGCGTGAGCGTATCCTCTTCGCCCCGTCCGCCCCGGTGTGGAAGGTGCGGGACATCATCGAGAAACTCGGCGGCGTCGGGCCCCTGACGGACAAGCTGATGGCGCGCGGGTTCTTCCCGCCGGGCGTGGACACCATTCAGGGCTGGTCCACCCGGAACTCGATCCCCGGGGCTTGGGCCCCGGCGCTGTTCGCGCTGGCGCAGGCGGAGGGGCTTATCGAAACGCCGATGGACGCCCTCGTCCGCGATTTCAAGCTCGACCCGAAAAAAGGCCGTGCCCGCAGGATGATCGAAAATGGATAGCATCGACGTTATCGCCGTCCTCGCCGCCGCGATCACCGTGGCGCTCGTGGTGTCGCTGTACGCGCTGCTGATCGCCGAATGGCGGGCCCTATGATTTTCGCCGCCATCGACCCCGGGGCTGTCCATGCCGCCATCGCCGTGTTCCACGATCACACGCCCGTGTTCGTGGACGACATCCGCACCGTCAACGGTATGCTGGATGCCGTCGCGTTCGCGCACGCCCTGCAGGACATGAAGGTGGAGAGGATGGTCGTCGAGAACGTCCACGCCATGCCGCTTCAGGGCCTCTCCAGCACGTTCAAGTTCGGGATGGGCGTCGGCATCATCCACGGCGTCGCCGGGGCCCTGAGGCTCCCGCTGACGCTCGTGACGCCCTCCCAGTGGAAGGCCCACCACGGGCTTGGCCGGGACAAGGAACCCGGCCGGGCCCTCGCCATCCGGAAGTGGCCGGAACACAACCGGCACCTCGACCGCAAGAAAGACGCCGATAGAGCAGAGGCTTTGCTGATCGGTGACTGGTACTACGTCAAGTGCATCATCCCTCGCACCGCTGGCGGAGCCAGCGAACCGGAGGTATTCGCGTGAAGGCCCCCCGACACTGGAAGCCGCTGACCGAAATCGGTCCCGAGGATTTCGAGCCGATGAACCCCAAACTGATCACCGAGGTCATGGCTCACTATGGCTATGACGAAGCTACGGCCCGGGCCTTTTTGCAGGATTATAATGATCGCTGCCGGTTCTACGCCAACGACATCTACCAGATCGCCGTCGAGGAGTACCACCCCGGCTGCCTCCATTTGAACATCCGCCGCCGCGACGGCGGGATGGTCAAGGACTGGCGGCACTTCCAGCAGATCAAGAACGAGATCGCGGGTCCTGAGCGCGAGGCCGTGGAACTCTATCCGGCCGAAAGCCGCAAGGTGGACACCACCAACAAGTGGCACCTGTGGGTCCAGCCCGAAGGCGTGCAGGTCAACGTCGGCTGGTCGCAGCGCGACGTGAGCTATGACGAACACCGTGATGTCCCCGGAATGCGCCAGAGGCCCCTATGAGCAAGCCCCTCTTCCCCCACCAGCACACCGGAGCCATGCGGATCGCGGAGAAAATCCCGACCTATCTTGGGCTCGACATGGGTATCGGCAAGACCCGCACGTTTATCGAAGCCGTCTTGATCCGCCGCGCCAAGCGCGTCCTGATACTCTGTCCCGCCAGCGCCAAGCTGGTCTGGAAACGCGAAATAGGTCTCTGGGCCCCGGGCTACACCTTCGTCATCGTCAACTCGGCCGCCGACCTCAAGAAGCCCGCGCACTTCTTCATCGTGAGCCACGGCCTCATGTCCCAAGCCAACGGCGCGATCCCGGCGGCGCTGGCGCTGGGGGCCTCCTTTGACATGACCGCCATCGACGAGGCTCAGGCCTTCAACGCGCCTTCCAACAACCGGGTGAATGCCCTGCGGCGCGCGGCCCCGAGGCTGGGCGACATCACCCCCCTCAGCGGCACCCCCATGAAGAACCACGCGGGAGAACTCTACACGCTGCTGTCGATCTGCTGGCCGAAGGGCATCAACATGCCCCGGCACGAGTACGAGGAGAAGTTCTGCAAGGTGACGCACCGCTCGTTTGGCGGGGGCCCGATGGTCCGGATCATCGAGGGGTCCAAGAACCTCGACGTCCTCAAGAAACTGATCGCGCCGTTCATGATGCGTGTCCGCAAGGATGAGGTTTTCAAGGACTTGCCGCCGATCCTGTGGGACCAGATACCCGTGCCGTTGGACGCCGGGCACCTGTCCGTGATGGACCTCGAACGGCTGAACAGTGCCGTCACCCGGCAAAGCGCGACGGGCACGCCCGAAGAGGATTTGACCGATGCCCTGCGCCGGGTCGCTTCCGACGCTTCGCTGATGACGCTGCGCCGGATGCTGGGGCTCGCGAAGCTCAGGGGCGCAACCGACTACATCATCGACATGCTCGAAAATCTCCCCGAGGATCGCAAGGTGCTGGTGTTCGCGCACCACCTCGATGTGATTACCGCCCTGAAGAACCAGCTTGGGGAATACGCCCCTGCGGTCCTCACCGGCCAGTCTACCCCGCGAGAGCGCGAAGAAGCCGTCGATAAGTTCCTGAGCGATCCACGGTGCCGCGTGTTCGTCGGCAACATTCAGGCGGCCGGAACCGCGATCACTCTCGTGGGGCCCAAATGCAAATGCTCCGATGTCGTGTTTGTGGAGAGTAGCTGGACCCCGATGGACAACGCGCAAGCCGCGTGTCGCGTGCACCGGATCGGCCAGAAGGACGGAGTAGTGGCCCGCATGCTTTCCGCCAGCGGGACCATCGACGACCTCATCAACGGGCTTCTCGTCCGCAAGGCCCGGGACTTCACCCAACTGTTCGACGAAGGAAAAACAGCGTGAAAGACCCTAGCATCCGAAATCCAAAGCACGTCACCATCAAGGTGACGGACAGCGAACTTCGCTGCTATTTCGTCCACTTCGACCGCGCCACCCGCGACGTGGTCGAGGTGGCAGAGTACAAGGTCGTCTATCGCCCGTGGATGAGCGCCATGCCCCGCAGCGTCAAGAACGCCATCGACGCCGCCAAGACCAAGATCACCGAAACTATCCTCGCAACTGAAACCAAGGAGACGACCAGTGAAACTGAGCTTTGAAGGCCCGAACTTCCACAGCATTCTTGTCCAAATTCGAGGGCTACTTGCTGCGGCAGATCACCCCGTGCCGCACGCAGCCCCCTCCGACGAGGCTCAGGGCCCGGGCCCTGACCCGTTCGACAGTGGCGAAACATTTATCTCACCACCGGGGGATAACCCTGTGGGCAAGCCTGTGGAGAAACCCCGCACCGAAAAGCAGAAGGCGAACGACGAGCGCCTGCGGCAAGCGGCGTTAGCCAAGGCTGCTGCCGCCAAGAAAGCCGCTCCGCCGCCGCCTGTGGATGAACCCGAGGAAGAGGATCAAGACGAGGCTCCGCCCCCGCCGCCCAAGGCCGTCAAGGCCCCCAAGGCGGCCAAGGCAGCACCCTCACCCGAGGAAATCGTGAAGCTGCGTCAAAGCACGATCTCGGACCTCCAGACCGCTTACGCCAACGGCAAGCAGGCGGAAGTGTTCGAGCTACTCTCTCGCTTCGGCAACGGCGCGAAGAGCTTCCGCGAGTTGCCGCCTGACGCCTTCGTGCCGATCCGCGACGCCATCGACAAAGGGGCCCTGACGTGAAGCGTCTCTTCCTCCTGCTCGCACTGATCCCTGCCGCTTCGGCGGCAGGGGACCTTGCCCCGGAGCCCTCCGAACAGGCTAAGGTCGAGGCCCTGAAACTCGGCTACATGCTGAACGACAACTCGATGGCGCGGGACATCAGTCTTGGCTCTATCGACGTATCCGGCGTATCCAGCCGCAACCTGACCCCGCCGCCGCCCGGCGTGATCAGAACCATTCCGATCACGCCCGGCAAGACCGAAAAGCCGGTGACGATGCCGGAAGCGGCCGAGGCGAAGCCCGAGAAGAAAGTTCAGTCGGCGTCGGCGACGCCGGTCGCCGACATCTGCGCCCGTCATGGCAAGCGGCGCATTGTCCGGGGCTCGTCATGGCGGTGCAGCCGATGAGCGCGCACGCCGCCTGCTCGCCTTCTTCGGCCGCGATGTGGATGGCGTGCCCCGCCAGCGTCACCAAGACGAAGGGCATGACGCGCCCTTCGTCGAAGTTCGCGAAAGAAGGTACCGCCGCGCACACCGTCGCAGAGCTTACGCTCAACGGCGATATCTTCCTGCCCGACAAGATCACCGTCGAGGGCGACGAGTTCATCGTGTCGCCCGGCATGGCCCGGGCCATCAATCCCTACGTCACCCACGTCCAGAGCCTCAGGGCCCGGTGGGGCGTCGAGGTCGTTCTTGAGAAGCGCCTCGTCGTGCCGAGGACCGACGGCATGGTCTGGGGCACGCTCGACTGCGGCGTCTACGACCGGCTGGCGGATGAGATCCACGTCGTGGACCTCAAGTTTGGCAAGGGCGTCACGGTGGGTCCCGATGGCCCGCAACTGAAATTCTATGCGCTGGCGTTCGCGCACCACGTCGAGGGCCCGACAGCAGGCACCAAGGTCACGCTGACCATCTGCCAGCCCCGCATCGAGGGCCCGCCGCTGCGCTCGCACGACACGACGCTGGGAGCCCTGCGGAAGTGGCGCGACACCGAGGTGCGGCCCGTCGTGGCCCGGATCAAGGGCGGCGACCCGACCGAGAACGCGGGCGCGCATTGCCGCTGGTGCGTCCGCAAGACCGAGTGCGACGCCTTCAACGGCAAGCATCAAAAACATGCCGCCGCCGTGTTTGATGACGCTTGACAGAGGAGTTAGAAAAGACGTATTGTATCCCTGTTACCAGATTTGAAAAAGGAACCAAACTCATGACTGCCATCAATACCCCCTACGCCACGCTTTCGTTCGCGAACGTCTTCACCCCGAGACCTCGCGCAGAAGGCGGCGATCCCGTTTACTCCTGCTCGCTGATCTTCGATCCGGCACAGCAGAAGTCCCCCGCCTACAAGGCCATGCAGGACGCCTGCATCGCGGCGGCCCGCAAGGAGTGGGGCGACAACGTCCAACTCAAGACCATCAAGATGCCGTTCCGCGACGCGGGTGAGAAGGCCTATGACGGCTACCACGCCGGTCACACCTACATTTCGCCGTGGTCGAAGAACAAGCCGGGCATTGTTGACACCAACCGGCAGGACATCCTGTTGCCGGAACAGGTCTGGTCGGGCCAGCTTGTGCGCGCCAACGTGGTCCCGTTCGCGTGGACCCACACCGGCAGGAAGGGCGTTTCCTTCGGCCTCAACCACCTTCAGGTGATCCAGTCCGAGGGCCGCCAGCGGCTCGACGGTCGCCCCGCAGCCTCGTCCGCCTTCGATGACGGCACAGTCGAGGAAAAAGAGGATATGCCCTTCTGATGTCGAACATTCCCGAAAGGCCCCACCCGGGTGAACTGCTCTCCCTCGCGTTCGAGGTTATCAACGCGAGGGGAAGCGACTACGACAACGTCAGCGATATCGAGCAAAACTTCAGGGAGGCTGCCGCCGTGGCGTCTGTTGTTATCGGAAAGCCCTTGACCCCGCGCGACGTCGCGATGGTCTTGGCCGTCGTCAAACTGATACGGTCCAAAAGCAGCCCGGAGAAGATCGACAACTACGTTGACGGAATGAACTATCTGGCGTTCGCGGCTTGTTTCCAAGGGCTCGTGCCGATGCCGCCTCTCGGGGCCCGGGCCCCGGTCAAGCAGACGGTGGTCCCGCTCAAGGAAGTCGCCGAATGAAAGCCCTCGTGATCGTCGCGGCCCTGCTGGTTTCAGCAGGGCCGTCTTTCGCTGAAGCCAAGCACACCGCTACGGCAGCGCAGTGGAAAGACATCCGCAAGCTCCAACAAGTATTCGGGCAGTGTGGCGGTCGGACTAACCCCGAAATGCTGGAGAAAGACTTGAACATCAGGAAAGCCTGCGCCCTTTCCGGCAGGCTGCAAGACAAGTTGATCGCGCAAGGGTTCTGTTTTTACGGGCGTATCGATGCTGGCAAGCCCGGCAAGCTGTGGACCCAGAAACAATGGGAACAGGCGACCGAGGGCACTACCCCCGTGCCGAAAAACCATCGGAGTTGCGAGCCTCTGAGTAATCCGCCCCGATGGTTTTAAGGCGTTGGGAAGATATTCGGGGAGGCTCTGCTCACATTGTTAAACCACTTGTTGTTTTGCGCCGTGATACCGGGGCCCGCAAACGCCACTCCAGCGGGGGTGCCGAGGTTCTTGATATAGAAATTGTTGGCTCCCAGAGCTAGCGTTGGGTTGACGAGCGGCTGTTCCCTCTCCCAAGTCTTACCGCTCGACCAGTTGGTGCCGAATTTCGCCAAGTTCGAGCCGCCGAAGGCCCGCTCCACGTCCTTGAGGACTTGGGCATACAGCGCGGGATTGTTCCGCAGTCGCTGCTCTATCTCGGCGTTGTACGCTTCTTTATCCGTCGGGTAGTATTTCGGGTTCAGCGGGTTCTGCCCGGTCGCGTTCAGCCGGTTCAGCATGGCCTCTACGACAGCCGTGCGCCCTTCCGAACTGTTCTGATCTTCTTCCATCGCTTTCGCGACCAACTTGAACATCAAGTTCGGATCGTTGCGGGCGAGAGTTGCGTAGCTTTGGCGTTGTCCCGCGAGGAGGTTGGTGAGGGGATCGCGGGCGCTGGACTGGAATTGGTCGTAGTTGCCGGTGGGGCTCATGCTGCCGCTGCCTGTGCCTCCGGTACCGAGGCCGAAATCATCAAACCCTTCGGTCCCGGTCTGGAACGGATTTCGTTTCTGGCCTCCGAAGTCCCAGCCGCCCCGGCCTTCGTTGGCCCCGTAGGTCATCCACTGTTCGAACGGGTCTTCACCGCGTTCCGCGATGTCGGGGTTCGCCGCCAGATATCCTGAATAATCGAACTCGGGCGTCGGCGCGGCACGGCCCTCGTTCTTGCCGAACGTATTGTAGTGCCAGAACGGGTCTTCGCCTCGCTGCGCGATATCGGGGTTATCCCGCAGGTACGCTGCTTTCGCCAGCTTCGTATAATTATCCATCTCCTTGAAGCCGCCGGTACGTCCCTCGTTGATGCCGAATTTGAGGTACTGCTCCCACGGGTCCTCGCCGCGCCCCGCGACGTCGGGGTTCGCCCTCAGATACGCAGCCCCGTCGAACGTGTCCGAGGTCAGGGCCCGGCCCTCGTTCCTGCCGTATGTATTCCAGTGCTCCCACGGGTTTTCGTTTCGTTGCGCGATATCGGGGTTCTGGAACAGATACTCATACGGGTTGAAGATATTCTGGGACGGCCCGCTGACCGGCGTCGGCGGGGGCCCGAAGGTATTCTGCTGGGGCCCGGCTCCCAGCGCGGGATTGCCATAGTCGTTATAGGGCGCGCTCCCGCTGGTGAACACGTTGGGGACGGCAGCGCTTAAACCGCCGCCGAACGTGTTTTGCTGCCCCGCGCCAAAACTGAGGTTGCCGTAGGGGTTAAAGGCCGTGGTCCCGGTGTCGAACACCGAAGCGCCGCCGCCACCGCCGCCGCCACCGGGGGACAACGGCGTGCCGCTGAAGGAGCTTAGGTTGCGTTGATTGCCGGGGCTGTAGGTGCCGGGGTCTGCGGCAGGGCCAAACGTAGGGGACAGTGAGTTGGTCAGGTTCTGGTAGTACGGCGTCCCAAATCCGCCGGGGCCGTATGGCGTATTATGGTTGTACGCAAACAGCCCGCCGTTCAGGGCGTCGTTCGATTGCTGGTTCCACTGCGCCATCTGGTTGTTCTGATTGTTCAGAAAATTCTGGGTACCGGCGTTCGTGAATAGGTCAGACATGGCTAGGGCCCTCTTCGGTTGCCGGTGCAGCGCGCCATATCGAGGCTGTTGCGGGCGGTCTGCTTGCATTGCATCTCGGCGTTGATCGCGTCCACTTCGGCGCGGCGGTAAACGTCGGGGTCGTAGAGTTCGAGCCCCAGCCGTTGCTGGGCGCAGCCGCTCAGAAACACCACGATGATGATCATGACGGCGATCACTGCAATCGTCAGCACCGGACGTTGCCGGGCCCTGCGAAAGAAGCGGTCGCCAAGCTGGGTCATTTTGGCTCCACCTCGAAGTAGCCTTCCAGTTCACGGACCCGGGCCCTGAGGGCTTTAAGCTCCTGCAGGATCACCGGCACATACTTCGAGTAGTCCACGCCCCAGAACTCGGGCCCGGCCTCGCTCTCTTCGTTATGGACGATGGCTGCCGGGTAGACCTCGACGGCCTGCTGCGCGATCACGCCATAGGAGCGTTCCTTGGTGGACCGCCACGCGAAATCGTAGACGTTGGTCTGTTCGATGATGTTGCCCGCGTCGAAGCTGCGCAGGTCTTCCTTCAGTTCGGCGCTGGAGGCGGTGGCGTAGGTCACGGCGGTCGGGGACTGGGTAATCTGGCCCACGGAGCCGTTGGACGTGTTTACGAACGCTATCGCGGTGGTGGTATCCGCAGCGGGCCTGAAGCCCATGCCGTACTGAATAGCACCACCAGCGAAGGTGATGTGAGCAGCAGCGTTGTATGGATCGAGGCCGCTGATGCCGACGTTCAGGCCGGGAACACTAACAAAACCGCCGAGGAAATTGAACTTGCCGACCTCGTAGGAGAGGTAATTGCTGCCCGCGCTGCCGAAGCGGTAGACGCCGTCGGTGGTGCTGCCGCCCATCCACTGCTTGATGCCGTCGGCAGCGATAGTGGCGTGTGCCACTCCTGCAAAGGTGCGGAAGTTCGTCGCGGTGGCGGCGTCGATGTAGTTGTTGCCGGTGCCGTTGTTATCGATGATGAGACTGCCATACGATCCGGTCACAGCGAGCGGTGTGACCCCCGCAGGCACGGTGATGGAGGCACCGCCCGTCATGATCACGGCACCTCCGGAGAACTGGAAGTTGGTACCGTTATAAGTCAAGTACTTGGTGCCGGTGTTACCGAAGTAGTAGCTGCCGGTAGTCGGTGCCCCAGTCACTGTGCTGACGAAATTGGCGGTCGAGATGATGCCGGGAGCGTAGAGCGCACCTCCGCCAAACTGAAAGTTGGTGCCGTCAAAAGACAGGTACTTGGTGCCGGTATTGCCGAAGTAGTAACTGCCGGTGGTCGGTGTCGCGGTCACTGAGCTTATGAAATTGCCGGTCGAGATGATGCCGGGCGCGGTCAGCGTCCCGGTCATGGTGTCGCCAGCCTTCGCCACCCGCGAGGTGT